TTGCAGCAGTTGGAGCAGTTGCAGCAGTTGGAGCGGTTGCGGCAGTTGCAGCAGTTGCAGCAGTTGCAGCAGTTGGAGCGGGTTGAATTTTCTAATAAAAGCTACGATGAAGTTGAGATAAAAGATAACTCCATAATCTACTGTGATCCTCCTTATAAGGGCACAGGAGACTATCAAAACTCTTTCAATACAGAATCGTTTCTAGAATGGGCACACAAGCAATCGCAGCCAGTTTTTATTAGCGAGTATAATATCACTGACAAAAGGTTTCACTGCGTTTTCAAGATAGCGAAAAGATCTCTGCTTTCTGCAAAAAAGGAAATGAAACTAAAGGAAGAAAAGGTCTACGCAAATGAGGCGGGGAAAAAAGCATTCGTAAGATACTCAATGGAGAAATCAAAATGACCGGCAGACCAAAAATGGCTAAGATGGGAAGACCTAGAAAACAAATTAGCAAAGAAGAGTTTGAAAAACTCTGCGTGATCCAATGCACACAGGAAGAATGCGCCGCCTGGTTCGATTGCGATATGGTCACATTCCAACGCTGGGTTAAAATGACTTACCGCAAAACTTTCTCACAAGTTTTTGCACAAAAGCGCGGCAAGGGAAAAATTTCCCTGCGCAGATCTTTATACCAGCGAGCAATAAACCCCGAAGGCCCACCAGCAATAGCAATATTCTTGGCCAAGAATTATTTGGGCATGTCGGACAAAGTAGAAAATACTGTTCAAGGGCCAAAAGAGGAAAGTAGAAGGCTTATAATTCAGTACGCGCCAGAAGATAAAAAAACTAAATGAATGAACGACATCATATACATTCCGCATAAGTTTCAACAAAACTTTCATCAATCAACTGCCAGAATTAGAGGCGTGGCTTCTGGAAAAAGAGCCGGAAAAACCAACGCGGGCGCGGTTGAATTCTTGGCCTGCCTAGAAGAAAAACGCGGGTTTATAGATAACGGAATCGATCCATATCTGGGCGTAGTTATCGCGCCAACAATTGAGATGCTTAAGCGATTAAATATCAAAATGATCCAAGCCTATGGGGCTCATATGATCTCGGCGCATAACCTAACTAACCATGAAATGAAAATGTATAACGGCTCAATCGTTTACGGGATATCGGCTGATAGGCCGCAGCGCTTGGAGGGGATTAAGGCAAACTTAATATGGCTTGATGAAAGCCTACAAATGGATGAAGAAATCTTCTTAGAATCTATGGCCCGCGTATCAGACACAAAGGGGTTAATCTTCTGCACCGGTTCGCTTGGAACCTCATATAACAATCCAAAGTCACATTGGTTTTATAAACACTTTATTGAAAAACCCCTAGACGGTTCAGAAATATTCCAATGGTCCACGGCAGACAATCCGCATTTTCCACTAGATGAACTAGAACGGTTAAAAGACACACTAGACCCGCGCACCTACCGCCAAATGTTCGAGATTGACTGGTCAGTTCCAGGCACCGCCCTGGTATACGACGACTTCACGGACGCCAACATTCACGACGGATACACTTACAACCCTAAACTTCCCACTTACGTCTCTATCGATTGGGGCTGGACGCATCCAGCTGCAGCGCTATTCTTTCAGTACGATAAGTTGACCGACCGCGTTTACCTTTTCGACGAAATAGTGAAGTCCAAGCTGAAGATAGAAAAACTCTACGATCTGATCATGGCGAAGCCATACAATATAACCGAGTGGATCTGCGACATAGCTGGAAACCAGGAGCGAGAACAAACGGGCATAAGCAACGTCCAGTGGTTTAAGGCAAAGGGAATTAACTTCCGGTTCAGAACCTCCGCCATCAACTACGGCGTCTCTATCGTTCGCTCCTACATTAAGAACGCCAAGGGCGTCTCTAGGTTCTACATCGATTCTAAGAAGTGCCCAAAGACCTTGGATAATATTTATAACTATAGCTACGAAGAAAAGAACGGGACCATAATTTCCGAGAATCCTAAGAAAGAAAATGATGACGCCGCAGACTCCCTCCGATACTATTTCGTAAATAAACACGATACACTTTTAAAAGAAAACTCCGTTCAAATGATCAAGAGGTAAGGACGCCTATGGATTTCAAAGCCATCATTGATGAAATCGAATCAGACGATAATAAGAGACGAAAAGCTGAGCACCAGAAGCGCCAGCACGTATTTAACGACCACCTGCGCCCTTACGTCCTATCGATGCTGGGCAAAGAGTTCTCGCCACAAACGGTTAGCGAGATGCGCACCTGCACCAGCCTTAACCTCTCTAAAAGAATCGTTCAGGAGATGGCAAGCATCTATCGCCGCAGTCCAGAGAGGACATACGCAGAGGCTACAGAGATTCAGTTCGAAGGAATCGAAGCTATCTACACGGCTGCCAAGGCGAACGTTAAACTCAAGCGGTCAAACGAGAAGTATAAACTCCATGACCAGTGCGCAATTCAGGTAATCCCCAAGGACGGTGAAATCTGCGTGAAGCTATTGGCTCCTCACCAGTACGACGTTATACCTGACCCGATGGACCCAGAGCGCCCTCTGGCTTATATAATTTCAGTTTATGATAAGACGAACCTAGATAACGAAACCACTAGCGTAAAAGATATCCAGGGGAACCACTACGGTTCTAAAAACGAAAGCAATTCATACGGCGCAAATAAAAAGATAGCCGATAAGAACGACTATAAGCAGAGCATGAATCGCTATATTGTATGGACGAACGAACTTAATCTAGTAATCGACTCTAGCGGCAACATCCTGGAGAGTAATCCAAATCCTATCGGTATGCTCCCCTTCATTGACGTATCTGGAGAGAAAGACTTCGAATTCTGGCTGCGCAGAGGAAGCGGCGTGACCGAATTCACATTAGACTTCGCAGTAGTAATGAGCGACGTAGTAAATACAAATCGTCTGCAGAGCTACGCCCAGCCCGTAATCGTCGCAGAGAAAATACCTGAATCCGTAACAGTCGGACCCCAACATATTCTATTCCTACCGATAGACGCCACCAGGCCAGAGGTGAAGCCATCCTTTGATTTCGCCTCACCCAACCCAGACCTTAACGCTAGTCTATCTCTAGTGGATCGCCTGATTAGTTTGTTCCTCACCAGCCAGGGGATAGACCCCAAGACTATCGCCTCCAGCGGCGAGGGAAACAAATTCACCAGCGGCTTAGAGCGCCTCCTATCCATGATAGAAAAGTTCGAAGCCAGCCAAGACGATATCGAACTATTCAGAGACGTTGAACAGCGCCTCTACTTACTATTTAGGTCCTGGTATCAGGTAATCGCTGGCACCGATATGCTAGACCAGCGCTTAAACTTCGGCGCCTGGCCCGATACCATCATTCAAACAGTTAAATTCTCCGGTCCCGAAATGGTCCGCACCGAAGCGGACAGAGAAGAATCCGTTGCCCGACGCCTGGAAGCTGGAATGCTCAGCCGTGTAGAGGCAATCATGGAGCTCCGTGAAGTAGACCGTGATAAGGCCGTAGAAATACTTCTCGAAATCGACAAAGAAACATTTATTGACCAAGCACCTAGCATTGTAGACGAACAGGGGTAACCACAGCAGCAGAGCCCAGATCCTACTCGCTAGCGCGGGAAAGTCTTTCAAAATAAAGGAACCAACTACACCTTGACCAACCAATCCAACCGGAGGCATAATGTCAGATAACAACCAAGTCCAGTCGGACGAATCCTTAGATCAGTCGACTATCGAACAAGACGAACCAATTACGGTTAATCGCACTGCTGAAGAATTAGCAAAGCGTCTAAAAGAAGTTTCCCAGGAAGCAAAACTAAGTCGGCAAAAGAACGCCGAACTAAAACGCCAACTAGAGGAAAAGGAAAAGACCAAGCTGCAAGAGCAGGGCCAGTTCAAAGAACTAGCCGATATCTGGCAGCGAAAGGCGACGGATTCCGAAGCCCAAGCTATTAAACTTAAGCAAGCATTTGCCGTTAAAACTATTGCTGACCGACTATCGCTAGAGGCCCAAAAGATGGGCTGCATCGATACGGACGCTCTAGTTAACTTGGTTAATCTGGGCCAGGTTCCGATTGATGAGACATTCAATGTCGACGGTGAAAGCGTAAAGGCATTGCTAGAAGACTTTAGAAAAACAAAGCCCTATTTCTTTCAAAGACAGGCTCCAAAGATTGCAGACGCAGCACCAGGGAAGGCGCCAGCGGTTAAGGAAAAAACTTTAGACACAATGACAGCAGCAGATATTGAGAAAATTCTGCTAGATAATTTCAAAAAAAAGGGGAACTAAATGGCTGATGTAGTAGCTGGTAACACCGAACTTGGAGCAACAAAACAAGACCTAATCGCAGCACTGGTGCAGCGTGAGCTTGCTTTCAAAGCAAAACTTCTTCCATACTTCACGGACGTTTCTTCGTTCGCCATTCCTGGATCGAATTCTATCAGCTTCCCGAAGCTAACCAGCTTCACGGTTGTTGACCGCGTTGAGGCTGCTGCCGGAGATGCATCTGCTTTGACCGCAACAGTTGACACAA